AATATTATAGGATGGCCGCTTTTGCCCTTGGAGTCCCAAGAGGCTTTTAGTATAAATGGGACTCCAGGACTCCAGCAAATATCACAGAAGTTGGGAGAGCTCCCTGGAGTCCTGGCACATATTTACAAAAATGCCACGACAACCTAATACATTTAGGCTGCAGGCAAGGAATATCTTCCTCACGTACCCGCAGTGCGATATAGAAAAACATGAGGTGCTTCAAATGCTTCAACTCCTCACTGGGACAGTCGTCAAACCCACATACATCGGGGTCGCCAGAGAGGAACACCAGATGGGCATCCTCACCTCCCCTGTCTCATACAATATCCGGAAAGTCAACATCAAGGATGCTAGATTTTTCGACCTTACTCACCCAAGACGGTCTGCCAATTTTCACCCAAACATCCAGGCAGCCAAAGACGCCAACGCCGTCAAGAATTACATCACCAGAGAGGGTGATTATTGTGAATCCGGACAATACAGAATTTCTGGCGGAACTAAGACAAATAAAGACGACGTCTATCACAACGCAATCAATGCCACATCTGCATCAGAGGCTCTTGCAATTATCCGGGCAGGAGATCCCAAGGCGTTCATCGTTCAACATCATAACATCAATGCGAATATTCAAAAGATATTCGCCAAATCTCCGGAGCCTTGGACTCCTCCGTTTCCACTCTCCTCTTTCACTAACGTTCCGGACGAGATGCAAGAGTGGGCGGATGATTATTTTGGTCGTCTTTCCGCTGCGCGGCCAGATTTTCATAATAGTCTCAGACCGGTATCCATCATCGTGGAGGGTGATTCAAGAACGGGCAAGACGATGTGGGCACGTGCTTTGGGGTCCCACAATTATTTGAGTGGACACCTGGATTTCAATGCTAGGGTTTATTCAAATGAAGTTGATTATAACGTCATTGATGACGTCCCTCCGCACTACTTAAAGATGAAGCACTGGAAAGAATTGATTGGGGCCCAAAGGGACTGGCAGTCAAATTGTAAATACGGAAAGCCGGTTCAAATTAAAGGTGGGATACCCTCAATCGTGCTTTGCAATCCAGGAGAGGGTGCCAGTTATAAAGAGTTCCTCGACAAAGAGGAGAATTTGTCACTCAAGAACTGGACACTCCACAATGAAATTCGTCTTTCTCAACTCCCCCCTCTATCAAACCACAGCACAGAATTGCCAAGAAGAAGAGGGCAATCAGGAGACGACGAATTTTAGTTTAGTGCGGGATGCTCAATCTACCTGCACATTCACTGCAGAGGACATGGATTCACGCACAGGGGAACGCATCACGCGACGTCAAGCGGAGAATGGCGTGTATACCTGGGAGGTGCAAAATCCCCTATATTTCAAGATCACCAACGTGGAGATTTTACTCCACGCCAACACGACGGTGTACCACATCCAGATACGGTTCAACCACAACCTCAGGAGAGCGTTGGATCTCCACAAGGCGTACCTCAACTTCCAAGTCTGGACGACTTCCCTTACGGCTTCTGGGACGACATATTTTTATTTATTTTTATTCTTGGTCAATATGTACTTTCTTAAATTTGGRGTTATTTCAATTTAGTTATGTTATTCGATCTGTTCAATTCGCAACAGACAGGACGTATGTTAACTCATGTACTCGAGGATCATTCAATAAAATTCAACATTTATTAATTTAAGATCGAATCGTAAAAATAGATCCGAATCTTGAGGGTGGCATATACAGGGTTAGAGGCATGAGTACATGCCATGTACAATAACAGGGCGTTCTCCGTGTGGATTTCGTACTTCGCGGCCTCTTGGTGGTTGTACACAACGTGGTTGTACACCTTCCAGAAACGTCGCACCACGGCCTGCTCGTTGCTGGCGTACTGTCCACCTGTCACCTTCGCGGAGAACCTGTGCATAACTTGGATACGATCCCGGAGATCGTTCTTCACGGTGGCAGTACTGGGCTCGTTATCATACATATTAAAAACCTGGCCGAAGTCCATAGGGGTACCATACGGCCTCCTATCCCTAACTAACCAGAACAATACGCTATTCGTATGGTTCTTCAGCTTAATATTATCGTCCATCCAAACCTTCCCTAGTATATAGACGGACTTAACACAAAAACGTTTACCGACACGGTGAGTAATACCATTACCCCGTGTCACATCAGAAATACACAACACCTTCCCCACGTGCGAAACGTCATGACGCTGCTCAAACGATTGGACCTTGCAAGGGCCTTCACAACCCCTCGGGATGTCTGGGCTTCGCAACGTGCGGTAGATCCTGGGCTTCCTGTACATGGGCCTGTTAACCCACTCAGCGGCCTTGTCGAATTTGGGCCGGATACCTCCACGAGGAGACATATTCGAAGAGCGGGAAATCTTGGAAATTCCCGCCGTTGTCCGGAATGGGGGATACCGCTTCGGCATTTTCGAATTAATGCCTGTTGGGCCTTGGAATAATGGGCCTTTTTTATAGCAACTTAGCGCCCAAGTATTTCAAAATAAATTGGCATCCAGGCCCGAATTTCATTGGTCAGTCAAATTTGTCTTTATCCGAAAGGGACCACCAATAATGGCCGACAGTGCGGCGCAATTGCGGGAGCGGGTCGGGGGCATAAAAAAATTGCGCGGCCATCCCCGGT